GAAAACATAATCGTGTTTATCTAATTTTGGACCTAAAGTATCAACGATTGGTTTTATCATCTTTTCCACCTTTAATGACTTTAAACGGTATAACATTGTTGGGTTGCTTTTCTTGTTTACCTTTGTGAAAAAAATATAAATCTTCTGCAGTATGTAAAAATTGTGTAGACCACGGATTTTCTACTCCATAGTCAGCGCCATTCAATAAAGCCCAAAACACTGCTGTAACTTTATCGTAAGATTTTTTATCTAATTTTTTGGCGAGAAGAACCTGCGTTCTTGTTAATTCAGTTGTAGTTTTGTTTGTCGTTTTTTTGTACATAAAATTCACATAGTTTTACGATGTCTAAAAAGCTGACATCCGTCATTCGTTGATCGTGATTTTTATGTCCTGAGCCATTGCAGAAGAGACAAGTGCCTGTTTGGATTTTACCTCGAACATAACCATTGCCTTTGCAATCTTTACAAACAACAAGTTTGCGTACAGTTTTTTTATTATCTTTTTTTAACATTTGATGCAACTTTATTTTTTACCCTACCACTCTTACCTCTTATTCTATCACCCCATTCACACTTTATAATAGTTTTTCCATTATCAGTGTGTATGATTATGTCGTGGCCATAACTCCTATCATATACCCAAAACTTGTTATATTTAGGGAGTTTTATCGTAGTTACACCGCTTATTTGTTTAGTCATTACTTTGTTCCTTAAATAAAAATTTTGCCTCATTCAAATAAAGATCAGCAACTTTTTTAGGTATCAATTGATTGTCACCAAAGTGTGTATTACGAGGTAACAGTTGTGATCTCCACTCTAGATCTCGTTCAGCTGCAACTGAAGTTAAGTTCCAAGCATAATAAGATCCATCTGAGAATCTAACAATGTAACCTGGAATCTTTTTTTGATATTCAGCTTTCTTTACTAAACCATCAAATTTTATTTTTTCTATGAATGAGCCGTTGAAATCGTGAGGCGTGTATCGTTCTCTATTTTTCAATTCTATAACATACTCTTTATTAGTAACATCTATATTATTGTATTGCTCTTCAGTTAAGGATAATGGATCATTCTGAAATATATTTGCATTGATATGCTTAGTCATCAGGGCCTGTGTATCTTGCCAAGCCATTACTTTATACAGTTCTCCTTAGCCACGTTCACTGTGCCGTCTTTTTCCATAAACCAAACATAAGACCATTCTCTATTATCCGGTGTACAGGCTTTTCCAAAATGAATTTTATATTTAGTACAAGACGTTGCAAGTAATAATACAAAAAACAATCCAATTATTTTATTCATATTTTCTCCTATTGTGTTGGTGTTAACTTTGGATCTCTAAAATTTATAAATTCCTTTTTAACCAATTCTAAAACTAATTCATATAATTTTTCTGAGTTATCTGAACTAATTACATTTCTTGTTATACCATCTACTGTTAATGTAATTTTCTTTTCAATTTGATTTAATTCAACAGTAAATTTTTCTTTACCTTTTAAATTAAAATTTACTCTCTCTATGTCTGCAGTTGTGATACTCATCTCTACTCCTTGTTATTTTACTCCAAATCCAACCAATCAAAACTAATATTAAAAAATATGTAAAGATTGGGTTTATTAATAATACTAATCCGATGCCTTTTAATATCTCTATAAACATTATTTTCTTTTTCTGTGTCTTCCCATATACCAATCACCAGGTTCATAGTCCCATCTCTTACCGTGGTGACCTCTAATATCAGCAATCCACATCCTAAATCTGACAATAAGTTTTTTTAAAATCACTTCTTTTGACCTTTCTTAATTAATTCATCCATATATTTATCTTTACTAATGCCTTTTTTCTTAGCTTGATATGCAACATAATCATCAAATATTTTTTCCCACATTGATGCAGGAGCTCTAAACTTTTCAGAGCATAAACCTTTTAAAGCTAACCATTTATTTTTTTTGATAGCCATACTTTTCCATTTATTAATATCCATAACTTCTCCTATTTTCTGTTTTGTTTTATTTGTTGTATTAATGTGTCACAAGTTTTTTTTACGTCATTCAGTTTGTTTTCAATCAAATCAAATTTTTTTATTATTTTACTTTCCTGAGTTTCTTTAGGATAGAAAAAAGTTTCTACAGCTTCTCCAAAGCCTCCTCTTCCAAATGGTTTTTTAATTTTAGGCATCCTGTGCTTCAGCAATTGCTTGTGCTTCAAACTCCTTTTGTCTTCTAGTTTTTACTTCATCGTATATTAGTTTAATTGCTAATGGATCATCTATTGGGTAAACTCTATTTCCTGACTCTTCTTTTACACTTACCGACGTTAATGAACTAACATAAGTATCAAAATGCATTGAATCTTCTATATCGCAGCCTTCATTATCGTGCGTAGGAACTTGAGAAAGAGCCTCATCTACACTTTGTATAATTCGTTTAAAGAAAGGACTTGTGCTCTGTAATTCCTTTCCTAATTTTTTTAAAAACTCACTTTGACTTTTTTCTTGCATATCTCTTAGATATATAAGATATGCTATTTGTCAACTATTATTTAGTTGAATTTTTAAATAAAATAATTAATGTCCCGATATGAATTTATTATATGCTTGGATAATATTTGGTTATGTATGTAATGATAATCCAAATATGGACCTACAATGTGAGCAAATCTACATACCAGGGGTTATAAGCCGTGCTGATTGCACCTTTAAGTTTGCTAGCCATATGTACCGCTATAGTGAGGAGATCGCAAAAAATAGGCTATCTCTGACCCACACAGAGGTATATTGTTTACCCTCTGATCCCGAGGGAGTTGACAAACCTGTGAAACTGTCCTATCCTATCTTATGAGAACTTATCGTGTACAAGCTAGAGCTTTAGGTGAGTATCTTAACGGCACTGTAAATGCTGAAAGTGACTTAGCTGCTTTAGAGGAGTTCTCTAAAAAAGTGAAAGAGGGTCGAATACAACCAGAGGAAGAACCGTTGTATACTAAAAAAAAGACCTTCATAACTTATGAGGAACTATGAGTCCAGAAAAAATAGAACTGTTGAAAAAGCTTCAACACGCTGAACACAAATGGTCTGCTGATCTTATGACAAATGGCCGAGTTACAGTTGAGATGCATAAAACAGAAACTGATATTAAATCATTGAGAAACTCGATTAAGTATCAGGATGTACAAGAAACTTTACAAGCAGCAAACGCTTAAATAAAGTTTCACCGTTTCTTTCCAAAAAGATTAACTTCTTTAAGAACTCTCTCGCACTTTTTCGTAATGATCTACAATTTTCTTTAATTTAGGATATTTTACTCTTGAATAAGGCAGCATCTCTTTAGCTAAGTGATATGCTTTTCTAAAAGAGCAAGTCCATCTATACTGTGTTTTTTTAGATAAGTCATTGTAAGTTTTAATTTGTCGAACTGAGCCAACTTTAAATGTATTGTAAATCCACTCTATCATTTCTTTATCGGCCATATTTACTTCTAAACGAATATAATAATACCAATAAGGTCTAGGTTTACCTTTTTTATGTACATACCTTTGACAATATTCTACATAACCCTCACCATCAAAGAGACCTGCAAAATAGCTTACATCTTCTTTTAAAATCATATGAGGTTATAATTAATTATACATCTTTTATTTTTTCTTGGTTGCTCTGCGGTATGTTCATATTTACCATCAAAAATAACTATCCGTCCTTGTTTAGGTTTTACACACACAGGACTATCTTTTGTTTTTATAATTGTATTACCATCTGAGGTGCAAACATAATAAATAATTACTAAATGTTTTTCATCCATATCAACGTGAGGTATGTCTGATATATCAGGATCAGATAAATTATTTAGAGGTAGTTGTAGAATAGATTTACAATTATGTATCGTCTTATTAAATGGCCTTACTATATTATTTATTAAATCTAATTTAATGTTAGAAACATTTTTTCCTTTTTCATAAAACCAATGATCAAGAGCAGGACGACCGTTTTCAACACCGTTACCCAAAGTAACATCTTCTTTGTAATACCAAGGCAAATCTTTAAAGAAGTAATTTTTGATTTCGTTTTGTTGTGCAGTTTGTATACAGTCATCTATAACCTGTATCATTTAAGATTACCCCAAGAGTTTCCTATCTCACAATCTACTGTAAATGGAACTTTAAATTCTAAACACTCTTCCATAATTTTTTTAATAGCTTTCTTTTGTTCTTCAATTTTATCTTTTTCCAAATTAAAACAAAGTTCATCGTGTATTTGTAAACTAGGTAAGTAACCCGCTTTATAACAATCTATCATTGCTTGTTTAGTTTGATCTGCTGAAGATCCTTGTATTAATCTATTCAAAGCTTTGTAAGTGTATGCTCTCTTAATATTATCTGCACCGTATTTAGCAACAGCATTCTCATATTTTTCTGCAACGTGTAATCCAAAATCTCTTGTCTCCCACATTTCAAATCTACACTTTCTTCCTCTTTTAGTTCTAATAACTCCTTTATCCTGTGCAGTTTTCATACAACGATCTGACAACTGTTTTACAAATGGAACATTCTTATTATATTTATTAATTAAAAGATTTGCCTCATCTACATTTACACCTAAACTGTTTGCCAATTTGTTTTTACCCATTCCATACATCAAACCTAAACCTATTGTTTTTGCCTGTGTTCTTTCAATGCCAACTAAATCAGCTACCTCTTGATGGAAGTCAGCTTCTGCAACTTTGTATGCTTCCACTAATTCATTAGCACCATCGTAACCATCACCCACTGAGGCTGCATAATGCACTGTCATTCTAGGTTCTTGTTGAGAGTAATCAAAACTTCCCCATACACAATTTTCTTCAGGTATAAATAATGATCTTATCTTTGGACCAAACTCTTTATTTCTAGCGGGTACTTGTTGTAAGTTTGGATTAGACATACTTAAACGTCCAGATACAGTACCGCCATTCTCAGATCTTAGTTGTTGTATCTCACCGTGTATTCTACCATTATGTTGATATTTCATTATTGAAGATAGAAAAGTATTATGAAACTTGTTAAGTTCTCTAGCTTGCAAAATAAGTTTTGCTATTTTATGTGACGAGTTAAATAACCAATTTTGTGTAAAGGATGGTTCTTTTGTTTTTTCGGTCCTTGGATAATCTATTTTTAATTTATCAAAAGCTAAAGCAATATTTCTTGCTTTCCAAATATCGACTTCTATTCCTGCAAGTTTTTTTATATCTAATAATAATTTCTTTTCTTGCTGTATCATTTCTGCTTTTAATGATTCTGCTTGTTCTACCTCTACTCTTACACCTCGTTGCCTCATTTTAATTAATATTGGAAGTAGTTCGGATTCGAGCTCCCAAACTGTCATAAGGCTTTGTTGCTGTATCTCTTGTTTAAATCTTTGCCATAATAGAAGCGTGAGCCGTGCATCTTGTTCAGCGTAATATCCAACGTGTTCTGCAGGTAATTTCCACATATCTCTTTTAGCATCAACCCCGTGTGCAGCTGCTGCCTCCTTAAGATCTGTCTCAGCTTTTATTTCACCTAAATAATCTACCGATAAAGCGTTTAATGAATAAGAGAATCTATTCTCATCTACTAATGCTGCAGCTATCATTGTATCTATTATTGTTCCATTAACTGTATAACCTTCACTCAATAACCAACCTACATCGTACTGTGCATTATGAAATATTTTAGGACAAGGCAATTCACACACTTGTTTAATATATGCTTTGACTTGATCAGGTATCATATTACCACCACCAAAATGTCCAAAAGGAAAGTAACCTTGCCAACCTTCTACAGCTACAGCAAAGCCAATGATGTTACCTTTTTTCAAAGCCCAACCTGCACCAAGACCTTGTGCTATACCATCATCTCTAGTTTCTAAGTCAATTGCTATTTCTCTTGCACCACTAAGATCTTTAAATTCAGATGGTGTTGACCAAATATGTTTTTTGAATGTCATTGATAATTGTAAACTCATAAGTTATTTCTAAATAGTTTCAACATAGCTTTGTACGCACCACCACTTTGATAATTGTCATCTTCAGATTCAGCAATCATTATTGCTCTTCCGATTTCTTTTGCGATTTGCGGGACGATAGAGTTTCCCAATGCTTTAAGTCGGTGTACTCTGCCGGGTACCCCATTAGCCACTCTACCCACGTCGGGTTCAGACTCCCACCCTGTGTGCCCCTCTTGGCTACTGCTACGGTTAGAGTCGTTCCTTTCCTCGTGAATTGACTTGGGCCTGCATTGTTCTTGCTGTCGTTGACTGTAGGTGTAGGCCACATCAGTGACTCTTTCACTGCTAGTGTCAAAGGTTTGCCTCCCTGACTGTACTTCTTCGATCGATCCGTTGCTGAGTCTTGTGTGGGTGTTGGCCACATCTTCGCTACTTTTTCCTCTAGTCTCGCTTTGTCTGTTCCCCTTCGTTTGATGTTTTCTATGTTCTCCGACATAGCTTTCGATGCTCTCGGTGTTGGCCACATTATCTGTGGATGTGCTACTTGATCGTTGATACTGATAGGCATTTTCTTGTTCACCTTCATTTGCATTCTCTCCTTGGAACTTGCTCCTCTCTCGCAGTGTGCGTCGGGAGTTCGCCACAATCCATATCCTTTCTCTTTTGTGGGGAGCGCCGATGCCTGCAGCTGGAATATTGAACGCCCTGACTTCGTAACCTTCTCCTTCCAAGTCAGTGCACACATTTTCGAAGACCATACCGTCTTGGATGCTAATAATATTTCGGACATTCTCTCCAATAATCCACCTCGGCTTAAGCTCTTTGATGATTCGAAACATTTCTGGCCAGAGATGTCGGTTGTCATTTGTTCCTTTTCTTGATCCTGCGATACTAAACGGCTGGCAGGGAAACCCACCTGTGACAAGATCAATTGTTCCGTGCTCTTTGATAATTTCTTCCCCTTTGAGTTCTTTAACGTCATTATATATCTTAACTCCTTTCCAATGTTTTTGCAGCACTAATTTGCAATATTTATCCATTTCACAAAAAGCTACAGTTTTAAATCCTACTTGTTCTAGCCCATAACTAAACCCACCTATACCACTAAATAGATCTAATGTTTTCATTTTTTCTTTAATTTTTTAAGTCTAGATATTTCTAAATCACAATAATGTTTTACCTTTTCTAAATCTTGCTCTCCTCCTTTTTCTAAATACCTAATGATGTATTTTATTGTTACACCTTGGAAGAACGATAAGTTATTTTTAGAAATAAAATCATATGGCTGAATGGCATAACCTTTGTAATGCTTGCCTCCTATCTGCCTGTCCTCTGCTTTTAATAATGATTTAAACATATCAACGTCTGTCATTTTTTTCCTCTCTCTTGTACATAAATTAAATAGTCTGCTCCAATAGGATAATTGTACTTATAGTTTGTTCGTAATAAATGTAAAGACTTTTTTGCGCGTGTTGCACCTGTATACCAAACTTTTCGCTCGTTGGTTTTATCTTCTCTACTTTTGTTATGAAAATTTGATGGATAGTTTCCTTTACTATATAAGACAACGTGATCAGCTTCATCACCTTTTACAGAGTGTATTGTGTCTATAATAATTTTAGGATCTTTATCTAACTCAGCTTGTCCATATCTTTTTAATAATCTTATAAATTGTCTTATTTGTTGTGGTTTAAAATTTCTTCTCAATATCCAATACCAATGTTTTTTCTTTGATGTATCAGGTAGATCTAAACCACACCACTCCTTCAAGGTTGTAAAATCATATTCTTTTAAATCAGGTTCATTTAACCAAAACTTTTCACCTCTATAATTAGAAGACTTTAGTTCTCTTATATATTTATATAGATTTTGTGCTTGCTGCTTATTAATCTTTTTATTGTTACTAATCTTGGTCCAACACTTAATTGCATCCCATTGTTTCTCATCAAAACATTTATTGTCTTTATTATCTTTGAAATATAACCCTGCATCTTTTGCAAGCATTCTTAGTTCGTTAACAGATGAATTTATTCTACCCAATATAAACCAAGTGCCTTGTTCTTTTTCAAATGGTAACTCTTTAAAGTTTAAATAACTCTTCACATAATTTTTTATATCACCGTGGGTATATTCTTTTTCAACGCTATCTAAAATACCTCTTCTTATTATTTGTGAAAAGTGATGTATAGCTTCACCAAATCTTCTTGTCTTTCTTAACTTAACATTTCGACCTGGAAAGTAATCAGTAAAGTATCTTGGATCTGCACCGTTCCATTTATATATACCTTGATCATCATCACCTGCTAAATAAATTCTCTTAACAGTGTCAGCCATTTTATAAATTACAGACCATTGTAAAGGTGTACAATCTTGTGCTTCATCTAATATTAAAACTTCTAAAGATGGAAACTGTATCTCAGTTATTGCTTTCTCAATCATATCGTCAAAGTCTATGAAGGATCTGTTACCACCTGCTGTTTTATAATGTTCGTAAGTTCTAATCTTTCTTAAATAAACATCTAAAGAGTCTCTCTTATAATTCTCTCTCTTATAACCTTCTATTGGTGACAACAATAAATTTCTTGATTTACTGTAAACTCCTAATGACCAATCTTTGTAAGTAAAGTTATCATCAGATAGTCTAGTGTCAGATCTCTTTACAATTCCATTTTGTAAAGCAAAATCAATCATACAATCTTTAGGATCAAATACTTCTTCTTCAAAGTACCTTCTGCAATAAGTATGCAAAGTTTTAAATCTACTGAAGTCATCTGTATTAAATTTAGGAAAGGCAGCTAAACTTCTTTTTACAGCAGTATTAACAGCTTTATTTGTAAAGGATAGGAAAGCCATATCATTTGGATTAACACCTTTTTTAATATGACCTTTTAAAACCTTTTCAATCAGAGTAAATGTTTTGCCTGTACCTGGTGGTCCAAATATTTTAATCGTTTTGTGTTTTAGGTTTTTTAGTTTCGTTAGTTCTAAATTTGTCTGTGTGGTACTCATTATCAAATTCACTTATTGCATTATCTTGTTTATTCGTTTGTTTCTTAGGTTTAGCATATTCTACAAACTTAGGTAATTGTACTTTCCATATATTTTTAATACCTTCAAAATAATCTAAACGTTCACATTTTAAAAAACGCATAGCTTCTTGCGTTGAATTAAAAATTTTTTTTCTTCTATCTAAGAAGTCTTGAAGTGTAGACTTTTTAAAATAACAATGGTTTGTATCATCTATATGAACATACCCATCATTTAACTTTTCTAAACTATCTTCTTCAATATGATTTTCAAAAAACTCTTTTAATATTTTGTATTGTTGTTCCTCAACAGTATCTTCAAATAACATACTTGTATTCTCACTAGCCATCTCAACAAGTGAACGCATCATAAGTTCGAATGGATTTGGACCTGACCTGGGTCTGGGTAAGTTCATCCAATAAATTTTATAATTAAGTAATTTCTTTTTCCAAGACTTTTCATCAACCATATCTTCAGGAGATACAGTGATCTGCTGACCTCTAAATTTAAAACTATATAACATACCTTTTAAATCTTGAGTAAACTCTACACTTTCAAATTCATTTATAATATCAGGGGCTTGTTGATTTAAACCTAGCTTTCTTAATTTACATTGTTCTTTATCACATATTGGTACAAGTCCATTATACCTTGGAGGACACTTGTAAAAATAATCTTGAGGTTTGCTTATGGATTTTAAAACTGTTGCCTCTACTTCATTATCAGGCATTGGGTTTGTAAAATATTCTTTGTTCTTTTCAATTAGATGTGAGCGCATATCAACCTTAGATATCTTGCCATCGTGCTCTTTGTATTTTAATACAGCAACATTGAATAACATATCGTTACGGTGATTGCCTGACCATTTCTCTCTCATTAAATTTTGCACACAAGGTGGATACTCACTATATAAAGATTCATCTTCAGGTGAATCTACTTTTATATTTTTTAAATTGTCATATGTACAAAGTTTAGTTTTTGCTAATTCTATAAATGCACCAATTAATAATCCATTACCGTTTTCATCAAAGGCGTGTTCTAGTGTAGCGTCCATTTTAAAGTAAGGCATATTCACACCTTTGTCTTGTGTAGGAAATACTTCTGCACTACCAAAATATTTATTGTTCCAAGTGTCTAATATCTCTGATGCTTTTTCTCTATCTGTCCAATCTTTA